CAGCATCTGGTGTGCTACCATGGTTAGCACCATTCAGTGCTACGATATCACCTTTGTTCAATATACTGCCTGATGCGTTGTATATCTCAGCCTGAACAGCACCGTTGATATCACCTATGAATATGCCTTCTCCACCAGCATCATTGCCTGCAATGATATAACCACCAGTTATGTTACCATCACCTGTGAATGTGCCACCAACAAAAGTATTAGCAGTTATACCATCCACAATAATACTGTTTGTTGTTGTATTTCCATTTGTTGTTACACTATCAAGTGTGGCATTATCAGCACCACTGCTACCAGTAAATCCAGTTGCGCCCTGACTACCAGTGTAACCTATGGGTCCCTGAGCACCTTGTGATCCAGTGTATCCTGTTGGTCCTTGTGCTCCAGTGCTTCCTGTATAACCAGTGTCACCTTTGTCACCAGTCCTGGCAAATGTTACAATCATATCTGTTTGGTTAGTAAAGTTTGTTACACTACCGCTTACATAAGCAATATCAACGTCAAAATAACTTGTTTGTTCAGTAAGGCTACTAATGGTATACAACACAAAATTTGCGGCATTTGCCTGTTCTGATAATCTTACATGACCTTTTATAGTAGATGTAGAATCATCAATAGTTCTTAAGAAACTCTGAATATCTGTGCCATTTTGATCTGTATCATCAATATACATAACATCAGCGATAGCAACATTAGAGTTGTTAACTTTTACTATACCTGTGGTAGGTGGACCAGCTGTTCCTGTGCTGGTGCTCCAAACATATTCAAATGTAGCACCACCAAATCCACCTTCCTGACCTTGAGAACCAGTAAAGCCTGTGGCACCTTGAGAACCAGTAAAGCCTACATTACCAGTAACACCAATACTACCAGTATAACCTATAGCACCTTGGCTACCAGTATAACCTGTTACACCTTGCGCACCTTGGCTACCAGTATAACCTGTTACACCTTGCGCACCTCGTGAACCTGTGAAGCCAGTAGCACCTTGTGAACCAGTAAAACCAACACTACCAGTGTAACCTATAGTGCCCACTGATGCATCTACCCAATTCGCACCAGTCCATACTTGTAAAGTGTTAATAAGTGGTGTATTATCAAACCATAGTGTGCCTTGATCCGCACCAAAACCCACAGTGGGTGCTGTGGTTCCAAATACTGCTCTGGCTCTGCCACCTGCTTCTTCCCACACACCACTCACATACACATACAATATTTCATCTGTGGTATTAAACCATAACCAACCCTCAGCAGGATCAGTAGGTGCTGTGGTTCCTACATCAATACCAATTTGTTCTGTGGGATAATCAAACACTTTCATTTGTGCTAGATATTGATTACCAGTCCATGTAACACTAAGCATGGCCTTTTGACCCACCGTCTCAGGAATGAATATGCTATCATCTACCCAAAACCAGTTTGAATAATTACCTGATGTAGTATCTATTCGGCCTGGTGTTGTGGCTTGTGTAAACACTATGTCTACAATTTGTCCCACTGCTATATTTGATAGTGTGATGCCAGTTATGTTTCCTGTGATGTTAATGGGAAACACATCATAATTTGCTACATCTAAATCAAGATTGCCTGTGAGATCACCTGCGTATACAGGTGTGAGCGCAGGATCCATAACACTGCGTCCTCTAACAACACTGCTACGATCAAGCCAAGAGATTATGCCTCCAACTTTGTCATAGTAAATTGGATCTAAAGCATTAATAGCATTTCTGATAGCAGTGTTACCAACAGCAGTGCTGGCTTTAACTTCTATGGTTACAGGTGTAGCAGTTACGCTAACAGCTGAATTTGCTTCCGAAACACTTACGTTTGATTGTGTGCCTTCAACTTCAATAATGGCGGCCATGTGTTTCTCCTTTAGCTAGCATTTGTGATAGTTATTGTGGTAGTGCCTGTGCCCCCATTACCAAGAACAGTGTCTGGTATTACAATAGTATCAGTGTTGCGATATCCACTACCAGGATTAGCAATGCTAACTTCTGGATCAGTGCCTAAGGTTTCCCATTTCAGGTTAAGTTGTAAGCCAACACCATTGGCGCCTGGTTGGCTACCATTGTCAGTGTAACTATACACAACATCTAATGTAGCATCATCCAATCCAGGAGCATAGCTTCGTGTAAAGCCGACCACAGCACCAGTGCCGTAAGGAATGTAACTAGCATCCAAGCTAGGATCTCCAGGAGTGCTGTCACCTGGCAAATAACGTTCTATGATTGCCCAACGGTGGCTATCTGTGTCAGTAGCACTGCCGTTAGGTGAGTTCCAGGTAAAACTTGCCACTGTCATGACAACATTTTCTCTGGCGTTGGGAAAAATAGCTCCGGTATAACGATCTGCTTTGATTCTATAATCTACACTACCATTCAACACATCAGTTATTGTGGTAGGAGTAGGATCTGTATAACTTGGCCAGTAGCCCAGAACATTTGTTTCTGTAAAATTGGGCAAACCTGTGACACGATCATAAGTTACGCTGTCCAACAGCAAACTCTGATAGGTGCTACCAAATGTCCAGGACGTAATATCCTGAGCAAAATTATAGCTATAAACTTTTGTGGTGCTGGGGAACATTTCGATAACTTTAACGTTATCTGCTCCACCCAGAAATTGACTAAAACTGAGCAGTCTACCTGACATATTTTTCTCCTGAAGGATACGAGCTAACCAATGAGTTGATTAGCAAGCTAGTATTACTATTTATTTGATTTTTAAGATTCAGCATTTTAATAGGTGCCTCCTGTGTAGATAGCGTTTGTGGGCCATCCATAGGGCTCCTGACTCCAGGGATAGTTTGTGATATATCTGCTATCACCCACTGGTCTAGCACTGGTAAAATGCGTGTTGATGTCACTCACACCTTGTGGTGATTCTGTGTAGCCCACCATCCAGGTTGGCCATTTACCACTAGTAAATCCTGTTGCGCCAGTGGCAAAATTTTCAGGCGTATGTTTGTAACCATGCCACAAACTAGTTTGCGATGCTGGTTCTATGGGATTCCATGCGGTATTAACACCCAGGGCATAGGTATCCTGATACAACACATCCATGTCTGTCTTTGGTGGATCACTGAACTTGGTGGGTGTGCCAAAATCTATGGTTCCATTGCTGTCACCAAAACTATTGTAAGCATGACCATTCTCCAACAAGTAATCAGCATATTCTGGAAAGTAAATATTGGCCGCTTCATATCCTGGTGTCCAAGCATAGGGCACCCAAGAGTAAATTAAGTTTTGATCGCCTGAAAAATTACTAGTTCTGTAATTTTGTGTTATGTCATACCACTTTGTAGCAGTAATCACAGTGCCAGCACTCACACTAGTAGGATCTGAGCTTGGGTTTTCTATGATGCCCCAATCAAACCAAAAGTTATCATGCTTGACTAACCATCTGTTGGGATCTGTTTGGCTCTGATATATTCTACCTGGGCCAGCAACCGCGGTATAATTTACAGTAGTGCCAGGTATGGGTGAACTACCTTCTGTAAACAACATTTCTGCGCCTGGCACAACTCTAAATATTTCATATGTGGGTGAATTTTGTGTGCCACATGTATAATTAGCACCTGTGACAGGTGGATTATAATAATTGCTTACTAATTGTATTTCATATTCGGATATCTTAAAGCCTACAACATTGCTATAATAGTAAGGATATAAACTAGGTATGTAATCACTGCGTGATTCTAAATAATTTGGTGGAAAATCTGCTACATTGTGTCTAAAATCACAATATGTTTCCAATCCAGCAAGAGCATAGCTAGAAATAATGTCCTGATTGGGTGATATCAAGAACCTACCATCCGCAAAATTAGTTACATAGGCATTGATTTCATTACGCCTGTTAAAACTAGCATATGGTTTTGCTTGTCCACTACCAAACCATGCGTCATAACTCCAGTTCATGTTTTGATCTTCAGTAAACGCACCACTGGGAGGTGTCCAACGTGTTCTGTAACCACTAAGGTCTTGTGTAAAGTTAGTGGCACCTGAGAACATTTCAGCCAGGTTGTCCAACTCTACTCTACATCTGCCACGCTGATAACTCTGATTGCCCCACATACTATAATATGCGGCAGTTGCGCTTCTGAGTTGCCAGTTATAGTTGCTAGTGTCCTTAGGTCTGCCATCCTGAGTAAAATTATGCCAGTTTGGTCTGGGACAATAATCTGTGATAATTCTGATAGCACCAGTAGGCGCCCAAGCTAAATCTGTTAAACCAGTGTTGCTTTGATAGTTTACATATTCGGGTTCAGTAGGATCTGATTGTGCTCTGATTCTAGCACTGGTATCTGTGAGGTTACCCACAGGTGCTCTGTTATAACCTAAGTCAGTGGACTTGAGTGCTGTGTCATAATACACAGGTTTTATACCATAGCTATCTGTGGCACTGCCTGTCTGAACTGCTGGCAATGTGTTTGCGGCTTCTCTGGCCACTAAATCTGCTCTCACAGTAATGTTTGCCCAACCACTCCAATCCTTGTCTAGACCAGTTGCTTGATAATTACAACCATTTGAGTTGCTAACATTGAACCAGAACCATTTCCAACCACTGCCAAGTGTGCCATTAAAATTTGTGTCCTTGAACATGCGTTGCGCAAAAATGCTGTGATAGTAGACATTTTCCAAAGCATGATCTACACGGTTTTGGCATTCAAAGTCTATGGTTTTGCCTGACGTCCAAGCAGTAGTATCCTGGAACACACCCTGATAAAAACCTTTGCCCCAAACAGGTTTGCGTATGGTTATGTCAGAGTTTATGCCACTGCCTCTGAATGTGTCGACCATGTCAGTAGCCATAATGGTAGGCACACTACTGCCACCATTGTTATAACTGTCAGCCTCCCAGAATGTTCTCCACCAAACATGGTGATAACTTAGGCGTCCATATAACGCCAAGTCCAGACGCTTTTTCTCTGGATTGTGTTGATATAATGTTCTGTCCCAGTTGTCCACACTTAGGTTAAACTCTGACATCAGGTCCAGATTGTCTGGCAATGATGCTAGATCATAATACACAGGATCTGGATAATACCAATCAATGTTGCTGTTAAAATTGCTACACAAAGCAAACGTGCCCAACCTCACACTGCTAACAGGATCACTGGTAGGTGCGGCTGTGGTTGTCCAGTCTGAAATGTCTGCGGCAAAGTTGCTACAACCAGCAAACCACCAAGGCATCAATACATCACGATATGTGTATACACCTTTTATGTAGGTAGGTTTAGGTTGTGGCAATGTCCAGTTGCTCATGGTTGTGGGTGTGCCAGCACAACCTGTAAACACATGGTGACACTTAGCATAAGGTCTGTTTTCGTTGTGCGTGGTGTCAGCATTGTAATAGCTAAAGTTATAATCTGTGGTCCTGGGTCTGGTGTCCACACTGGTGTCATAACTGCTTAGGTCGACATTGCTAAAGTTTGTGGGGAATTGTGACTTGTAGAACATACAGCTAATGTTGCTGGAGTTTGTAAAGTCCCAGTTTGTTATGTTGGTAGGCACATTTGTGGTGTAGGCAAACTCATAACTACAATCTGTGTTGGCCTGATACATGGGCTGGTTGTAACTACTCACAAATGTGTTACTACCTGAGCTAAACATAAATGCTTGGCTAAAGTTTGTGTTCTCACTCTGGTCACAGTGAGTTAATTGCGTTGAACTACTGGTATCTGACAAGCCCGCATACCTGTAAGTTTGTTCAAGGCTAGATATTTTGTGCGCAGTGTTTGATAAGTTAATAGCACTAATGTTACTGCCTTGGTGTGTTCTTATACAACTTGTGGTATCACTAAGTGCTAACAAATTATCCAGGAATGGACTTACGTTACTGCTATCTGGCATCAAGCTAAATGTGCCATCCAACACCATCTCTGTGGTATTAGCTCTCACAGTCCAGGTATCTGTTATAACATTGCCAGGGAAGTTTGTGGTTGACCTAAACGCATCTGTCATGATTGACTTGCTTTGGTCTGCGGTCATGTTGTTCCAACCAAATATCAAATTGGCTGGCAAGTCATCTGGCAATCTACCACAAGCACTAAACGCACCTTGTGCCAAACCTTCACACACATCAAACAAACCATCCCAGTCATTGTTGTTGCCCAACATCACAATGTTTGCCATGTTGTTATACAAATTGCTAAGGGTCACAGTGTTAAAGGTCATGTGATTGTTGATGTCAGATGTTATGTCACTGGTTGTGATGTTCACATCACTGTTTGCTTCATGGTCAATATATTCCCATGAATTTGTATCATGTGTGACATTAACAGCATACTGGTTTATACGCAGGTCTCTGAATCCCAATGCTTGTGTGGTGCCATAAATCACCACAGGTATGTCTGAATTAATTGCTGTCAACTTAGGCGCACTACCTTCACTACCTAAAATAGTAGTGACATAGGTTTTGTTATTCTTAAACACTCTGATATTAGTATCGCCTTGTGTGGTCAATCTTAACTGACTGCCAGTTTGTAAATCTAACACAAAATAGTAGGGACTATGTGGCCTAACAGTTGCTCCCCACCAGGGCTTCTCAAATTCTGTCCAATCACTAGTAGTGTTAAGGTCAAAGTTACTGGGTTTGCTAGGTATACCACTAACATCCCATGTGCTGATGTTTTGATCGAATATGCTAGCATCTCTGAACATGCCAATCATGTTTGTTACATCACTAACATCCCACTGATACATGGGTGAGTTATAAACACTAGCACCTCTGAACATTTCCTGCATGTTTGTGACATTTCTGGTGTCCCACATACTAATGTCCTGGTTAAACACACTACAATTGCTAAACATACCATCCATGGCTGTTACATTTTGTGTATTCCAATTGTTCAAGGGTGCGTTAAAATTACTACAGCCAGCAAATGTGTTACTAAACGTTGTGGCATTGTCTGTTGCCCAGGTGTTTACAATGTTACCACTGTCAGTAAAATCAGTGGCGTTCATGAATGTCTCATAAAAACTACCCAAGTCCTGGAATGGAGGCAATTCAAAGTCGCCTGTGACATCTTTAAACAATCTGTAACCCACAGCACTACCCACAAACACATCATCAAAGCTAGAAATATAGGTCATGCCAATGGTGTTAGCAAACTGTGGATTGTATAAGATTCCTGCCACAGGATCATTCCATGCTGGCCAGCCATTGGTAGCCAACCAAGCATCTATGGTGGGATTGCTAACAAATCCTTCGCCTGGGCCCAACACAGTGTATCTGCCAGTTTGGTTAATAGTAGTAGAGCTACGTCCTGCGCCAGTGTGTTCCAGATAATAAGGCATGCCATCGGGCGCCATGATCCAACAATCTGTGCTATCACCATAACTTACTTCCAGAGTGTCTGTTACATCTATGAACACTGTGTTTTCGTAATCCTGGTTGGGATCTAACGCACAACTACCTGGTTGTAACTCCATGACAATCTCTTGCGTAGTGATTGGTATATTTGTGGGTATTTCATACCAGGGTGGGTTGCTTGTGCCTGGAGGAAATTCAGTGTTAGGTTTGTTGTAAAGATGAACTATGGGTGACTTACACAACAATTCATCTGTGCCTTCAGCATACACATACAAGGCCATTTCTCTGTCAATAGCAGTATGACTAAAACGCATTTGCCAACGGCATCTCACAACAAATCTACATTTGTCATTGGCACTCTTTAAATTTTTAGGTATATAATTGACCTGGACATTAGTGTTGTCTGAATATTCACCTATGGTCTCCCAATCATATGTATTAATGACATCACCATTGGGCAATATAGTGCTACTAATTAGATCAGTATAGGTTTTTACTCTCACAGGCTTGATGCCACTGTCAACAAAATAATTGCTGTCATAGGTTTCTTCTATCCATACCATGCCATAGTAAGGATTGTCAGGCTCTGTTTGTCCTATCTCAAAATGACTGTCACCTGGTTGTTTAAATTCGTTCACAGGGAACCAAGTAGTTTGCGCAACAAACTGACTGCCTATGTTGCCCTTTAAGATACAATACACATTGGCAACACCCTGGTCTGTGAGATATGTTTTGTCAATGTCTACACTAAACCATAATGTATTTTCATGGTTAACAATGCCTTCCATGTTGTTTGTGGGTTGTAACAGTGGATTATTCTCAGTGCTAGATCTGATACTTTGTCCGCTATGCCAGGTGCCATGCCTAACCAACGATTTTTCTGCTAGCCCACTATCTCTGGCACTCAATTTAGTCGCATTGGTAACACTACAACTAGCATACTTTCCTGGTGCTAATTCAGTAGGACAATTTGATCCTTCAGGTGTATAATCAATATATCTGGCCATTTATTCTACCCTCATGCGGCTGTTGTTTCTAATCTGGTATTTAAGGTTAGTAAGTTCACAAGTTCCTGACTGTGACGGCAATGTGGGATGATCCCAAGTTAAGTTAGCACGATAACGCAAACGCATGTTACACTTGCCAGGGAACAGACCTAGGTCGTCCCAGATATCCAATGCCACATGTTCAGCAAAATTTTGATCTGTATCTATGGGAATATCTATGCCTTGCCAACGTTTCATTACATTAAACAATCTGGTTTGTTTTACAAACCTGTCTGGATAACTTTCTGTGCTACCTGTGGGAAAACTTACTCTATTGATATCGTATTCTATCTCACACTCACATCTGACTTCCACATAGCTATCAGAGCTAAGTGTATAATCTGCGCCAGGGCTTGCTACATTAGCAGTGCCCAACACACCCAAGTAATAATTATCTGATGCTAACTGCGCAACGTCATACAGATATTGTGTAGTGGCACCTGCTGTGCTAGTAACAGTGGTATTTGCTACACTTTGTTCTATGTAGGTGTCACCTGTGCCACTAACAGTAACCATGGCATTGCCTGTTATGTCCCAGGTATCCATGGGATGTGAAATTGTAAACACATTGGTTTCGTTGTTGGGATAGCTCTGGCTATAAAAATAGTTGATGTCAAAACTATAATTGCTAGGCTGTGATGTTGTGCCACTCTGACCAAGTTTGCTGGTCTTTAACACAAAGTATCTGGTGTTGCCAGTGTAGTCAGGATCACCATCCAAGGGCGATGTAAATGTATATACATGTCCACCATAACTGGGCGACCAATAGTCATTGCCAACTCTGGCAACAACCTTCATGAAGTCCATGGCTTCACCTGTGCCTTCCACAGCAAACGCAATAAATTCTTCTCCTGCCGCAAAACTAGGATAACCATAGTTTATGGGCATGTTTAATTTTGGTTGATTAAGGCTTGCTGTTATGCTACTGGGTGTAACATCTGTGTTAGCATTAGTAGCATAGTTGTAATCATAGATGTCAATGGTGCCGGCAGCCGCATTGTCAAACACAATAGCTTGAACAACACGAATATAAATTGGTGCTGTAATAAATATGTTGGTATCAGTGCCTTCATATGGGTCATCACTGTAACTTTGTGGCTGGAATGGCTTGTCGCTGTATTTTTTACACTGATAACTGTAAAATAATGCGCCATCTGAGCCGATTTGCTCTGTGATCTTGATAATTCTGGCTACTTGTGTGTCCAATCCTTGTGCTTCATCAGTGATTGTTACATAATCACCTACTTTGGTGTCACGAGTAGAGTAATCTGCGTCAAATTCTATCACAGTATCTTCACGATTCTCATACAAACTTATGTTTGCCATGACCTGTGCTCTGGCACGGCCATTGATCATGGGAAAATTATAGGTTACACCATTCTCTGGCTCATTGGCTTGCCTGTCACCAGCACTGACTTCCATTCTGACACTGTTTGTTTCTGACAACAACCTGCGATCTGGATAGTTTACTTGCGCATAGGTAGGCAAACTAAAGAAGTCGCCTGATGTAATGTTTATCCTGCCCATGATGTTGTCTGATGTAAACTTAAATAAATTTTCTATGTCTGAAAACCTTTGTCCACGTTGTTTGATAATCCTAAACAATTGTTCTTCATGGTCCCAGTGTAGTTGTGCTAGGCCTGCTTGTGTGATGCGTTTTATGTTATCGCCCACTGGCAAACTACTGTTAATGGCATTGTTAATGGCCATCCAACGTGCTGTTGTTAGTGTGCCCGATGAATTGTCTGGATCCTGATATTTCCAATCACCAGGATTGCCTCCATATGCTGTGCCATTAAACACATCTAAATCACAGTTGCTACGCCACTCACTAAAACTGTTGGTGTCAATAAAAGTATTTGCTATGCCCAGACCGTATCTGGTGTCAGTCAAATATTCTTCCAACACCAAAGCAGGATTGTTTTTGCGTTCACGAGTATACAAGTTTTCTGGTGGCAAATAGTTGGAAAAATTATCCAATCCAAAACGCCATTCACCCAGACCAGAGATATCTAGATCAGGATCACTAGTTACTTCCACACACGCAAATACCATGCCTTGTAAACTGGTGTTGGCAGGTATTGTGGCAAACTGATCTGCGTTTTGTGAGTTGCCAGGAAATACTTGGTTGCTACCATCTGTGTGGCCCACATACACAGCAACTCTGAAGTTATTGTTGATAGGTTCATAGGCACTGGTATTGCTACGATATATTTCAGGATCTGCTAGGCCAGTCACAACACCATTGCTACCAAACAAACAAAGTTGGCCATTATAATAAATGGCAGGATCATAACTGCCATACCAACAGTCATTGTCTGCGGTGGGTGTTAACTCTGTGGCAGTGATACAAAAGCCAGGCTCTACTGTGCCCACAATCACACCAAATTGGTCTTCAAAGAATCTGGTGTCCTTGAGTGAGTTCAATACACTTGCGCTGTTTGTGTTTACAGTGCTCCACACTTCATCGATGTGAGTATGACTAAGCGCAATGATATAACTGTGGATGGCATTGCCATTGGGCGCAGTGCCCACACGAGTTTTGTCAATAACCACACCACCTGTTACGCATCTGCCAACCACTCTGGGCAACCTGTTTAGAGTGTTGGGCTCAATTTGTTTTAGATCTTCCTGACCTGATATTTCACCTTCGCCGGCACCAGTAATGGTAAAAATATTGGCAGGTGTTGCGCCACGTCCAGTAGTAATGATACTCTGGTTAGTTCTGTTTATGCTGTCACGATTTTCTACACTTACTCGTTGTGCGTTTGACTGCGCACTACGAAAAACATCAAACAAACTGGCCATTATATACCTCCAAAACTACTGCTTACTTTGTCGAAGGCGCCATCCCCAGTAAAATATCTGCGGCGGTCTGCTCCGTTGGTTATCTCTCCTCTAAACTGTGCGTAATAAAAATCCTGTATGCTCTGAGCACTCATTACCAAACTTAAGGTTGTTTGTCCTAGCAAACTTTCATATTCTTCCACAATAGCAAATGTGTTTATGATGCCTCTGAATGCTATCCATTGTTGTGCTAGGCTAGCATCACTAGTGGGTCCATCATCCACCAATCTGTGAACAATAACTTCGCCGCCTCTGATGGGAGAAGTTTGCGCAATCTGATTGTAGTTGGCATCACGACTTATACCGCTAACACTGATAGTCATTTCTGTTTGCGATGTTGATACCTGTGACGTCACAGGTGATATACTTAACATACTGCCCAGGGCCATATATTGATTACTGTTATAGGTCTCTGGTCTCCAACTATCACTCAGGTAATAAGTTGTGTCATCCAGAGTAAGATCCACTAACGTATGGTATGTTAAATTAGCAACATTTGGCATTATTCAATAACCTCTTGTAACACATACACACCAGTGCTGTTAAACAATTGATCGCCCACAATGCTATGGTCAGGTTTGCTAACCATTTGAACTCTGAATCTAACATCAGTGCCATAACTTATGCTTTGACCTATGAATGTAGCAGTGTTGGGATAATCATGGGGTATAAAGTTTCTGTGGACTAATACACTGACATTACCTGAGCTAACTGGCACTGGCACATCGTTCACCACAGTATAGGTATAGGGATAACCCTGAGTTTTGCCTGGCTGAATGAAGTCACCTTTTTTAAGCAAGTAACCACCTGAGCCACTACCACTGGTAACGTTAATTGTAATAGTATCTGAATAATTGTTTACATTTGTCAGAGTTGCTGTATTCATGATGTTAGCATAATCACCCTGATATTCAGTGATATAACTTAGGTTGGTATTGGTATCGCCAATATCTACATCTTCAGTATAACGTCTGTCCAGATAATCCAGGGTCTCTACCATGCTACGTGAGTTTGTGTAACGTTGTCCTGGATTATAGGTTACGTTAAAACGCCAGGGTCTGGAAAAGTTTACACTACTGCTAACCAATCTACCACTGCGAGTAACTTGCTGACTGGTCATAGCAGGTCTGCTAATTGTTATGTTTGTGCTACCATCAATTATGTTTTGTATACTCATAGTTTCACCTTAAATTGGTTGTAATCTGGCGCCTGCTCTGGTAACATTGTAAATGAAGCCAGGATCTCTGGCAATCATGTCTCTGAAACTTTGTGCGTCAGTTGCGTTAATGTTGTAAACAACTTGTGTGCTACCTCCTGAGTTAGCACCTTCCATGATTTGTTGTGTTTCCAGTCTGCCAATAACTCTGGCAGGACCAGTAACAATCTCTGGGCCTTTCTCACCCACAATACCAAATTTGCCTTGTGGAATCATACCACCTGAGTCAAAGAATCCACTAAAGATATTGCTAATACCACCGCTAAGGAAGCCTAACACAGCCTCAAATATTTTTTGTGCCAACAAACGCTTGAGCTGTTTGATCATGTCGTCAATCAGGTCACTAAAACTACCTTTACCAGTCTCAACAAAGTCTACAAATGCGGCTTTCATGCCATCCATGGCAGTTTTGTTTAGATCCTCCATGGTGGAGTTTATAGCTTCATACAAACTTATTTGTGTATCAGCATTTTCCTTGGCTTTGGCATCTTCAGCCTGCATGGCGGCCATGGCTGTTTCATGACGTTGTTTGACCAGGTTAATTTGTTCGTCAGTGAGTGCGTTTAATTCTTCTGTTAGCCTGTTACGCTCTTCATCTGTAACAAGCATGTCTGCGATAGCTTTAAGTGCGTCCTGGCGTTTGTATTCCAGGTCCATGAGCTGTTCTTTGAGTTCGGCTTCTTCTTCTGTGAGGCCAATAACTGCTTGTGCTATCTCTATTTCACGTTCAAGTGCTTCATTCTTTGCGGCTACATTTTCTACTATTTCTTCACCACGTTCCAGTGCTCGCTTGTGAATTTCCTCCAGCATTTTATCGGATTCAGCCATGAGCTCATTGGTGCGCTCCATGGCTTCCTGCTTTTGCTCTTCGGTCATTACTATGACTTCTGATACTCGCTGTGCTGTTACAACTATTTCTTCTAGCTGTTCTAGCTGTGCTGGATTTGCTTGTGTTTCCTGTAGACTTGTTGTTGCGGCTTCAACATTTTGAATTGCTATGACCTGATCATCATATAATTCGTTCATGGCCAACAATGCCGCACTGGCGCCAGCAATACCTGCGCCAACTTTGATCAAACCAATACCAGTAACACCTTGTAAAATTGTTGCGGCTGTTGCGGCGGCTTTGACTGCGTTTGTGAATGTAACAATGGCATTTACCACAGCAATGATCTGTCCCACTGCGGCTGCCGCAAACGCACCTGCCATGGCGGCTACTAGTATGTCAAAGTTTTCTATGACTATTTTTAATGCGCCACCTAAAACTTCGCCAATTGTTCTGGCAACTTCGATTATTTGTTCTTTGTTTTGGGCAAATGCTTCTGTGACACCACTTAGTGCCTCCATGAATGCTTCGCCAAATGCTTCACCAACTGCTACTTGTATCTGGAACAAAGCATCTGAAAACATGCTGAGCTGTCCAGTCATGGTGTTTACAGCGTCAGCGTTGGCTTGTGTTACTTTCTCGAAACTAGCAGTAAAAAGTTCTTGTGTTTGTTCAGCAGTGTATTCTACACCTTCCTGGAATCCTAAAAATGCCTTTACACCTCTGTCTCTGAAAGTATCAGCACTGGCAATACCTGCGCTAAGTGCTCGCTGAACGTTTGATGCGGCATCCTGGAAGCTCATGCCAAACGCATTGGCAATACCTGATGTAAATTCTATGGCATTGCCCAGGCCACCCATTTGCTCTTCTACCAGAGCTAAACTTGGCACACCAGCTTGTATGTCTGCCAAACTTACTGGTAATTTTGCGGCACTCTCAGTAACAATGTCCAAGGCCTGAGCGGCAAGTTCAGCATCACCATACAATGTTTTAAGTGTGATGCCAAGATCTTCTACGCTTCTTGCGGCGTTTACAGCACTAACAAGTCCAGCACTAGCACCAACTAAAGCAGTTAAGCCTGCGGCTACACCTGCGATGCTAGTCTTGGATTTTTCAGCACTACGGCCAACACTATCAAGACCCTGATCAACTTGTTTGATGCCACGATTAAAATTACTGGTATCTAGTTCTAATGCTACTGTAATCGACTTGGCCATTTAAAATCTCCTTAGTTTTTCCGAGATCAATCTGTCCACATAATCTATGGTAGGATCGACCATGCCGTCAGGAGCTTGTCTGCTCCAACCATCATCCAATCTGCCAGCATAGGCATAATCAGCTTTGATGGTCTCTTTCCTTAATCTGGTATTACGTCTAGCATTGCCTGACCTCACAGGTGTTTCACCCACAAAAAATGTGTATGCCTTTTCTGGCACACCGTCAATGATCTTTTCTAAACCATTAATCAACTTCTTCTTGTCTTTGGTCATGCTCATGCTTTGCTCTCTTTTGTTTTAT